TAGTTCATCACCTTCAATCGGTAAGTGCGGTATGGCTTGGGTCCAACAGAAAAGAACCCTGGACGGCGAAAACGTCTTACTGCGACCGTTTTTAGCACTGTCCTAATAAGGGGGATGGTGAGGGTAAAGATACCCTTGCTGTCCCCTTTTTATTTTCGGGAGTTGATATTTATCGGTTGGTCAAAACCAGCGTTGAACCGGAAGATAAATAAAGTTCGAGATAACCTTGAAGACCTCCGGCAAGAAGTCAATATGCTAAAAGCCCGGCTAGAACAATACACAAAAATAACGGCGACGGCGGCAATAGTTGGATATGCCGAAAACCATACTTTAACCGAAGACGAAGCCAAAAGGTTACTGGAACGGGCTAAAAAAGAACCCGGACAGGTTTTGGACGTATTGCAGGAGCTAGAAGTTGGGAGATTAAAGGAAAGTGAAAGTTAAAAGTAAAAGCCCGGAAGCGCCTACTCCCGGGCGAAATCAGAATTTTGGTGGTGGAAATATGAAAAATTCTAGCGTGGGAACCTCTTTAAAAATTATAACGGATAAAACCGAACTTAGAAAGTTAAGTATTGATGAATTAGACAGATTACACCAACAGCTACGGGATCCAGAACACCGAGAACTCCGAGAGTTAGTAGGTGAAGTGGTTTTTGAGAAGGTAGAAAAGCAAGTTGAGGAAAGGAGAATAAGGAATGGCTACTACAAAAACTGAAGATAAAACTCCGATTATTACGGACACCCGGGAGCAGAAGCCTTACAAGTTCGAGGGATCGACTGAAAGCGCCTTGACCACTGGGGATTACTCAGTTGAGGGGTTTGAGGACGCCGTGGTGATCGAGAGGAAAGAACTAACAGATTTTTATAACTGCCTTGGGAACGACAGGGAGAGGTTTGAAGCCGAACTCGAACGGTTGAGCAGCTATGACCTCCCGGTGGTTATCGTGGAAGCCGACTTCACGGAAGCTTTGAAACCAGAAAAGCACGGATCCGGCCTTCACCCCAATAGCATTTTAGGAAGTATTGCTAGTTGGACGGCAAAATTTGGAATAATCTTTTTATTTACCGGTGGCCGGGGATTAGCTCAAAGGATGACAAAAAAAGTTTTGGAGAAATACTACAAATATGAAAGTTAGACTTAGATAAAAAACAATGCCCCGGGGGTTTTGGTTTCCCCGTTGCACCGGGGATTACACTATTTTCCTCCGGGGCTAAAAATAGGTGATAATATGAAACAAAAACTAAAAAAATCAGCTTTACGATACAGAAATAATTATGGGTTTTCTATTTTTCCAGTCAACCCAGAGAGCAAGAAACCTTTAATTGATAGCTGGAAGCCTTACCAATCAGATCCACCTACAGTAGACCAAATCGAGAAATGGTGGAATAAGTGGCCGAAGGCTGCCATTGGAATAGCAACGGGTCCGGTTTCAGGTCTTTTGGTCCTGGACGTGGACCATGAAAAGGGATGGGAATACGTTACAGAGGAAAAAAGACTGGGATCCGAACCCACCCCGATAGCCAGATCCGGCGGTGGCGGTTGGCACGTATATTACAAATACCCTGAAGGCGCCGACATTACAATAGGGGCCAGGATTGGGAACGAAGACCTTGGCCTGGACTTCAGAGGTCGGGGCGGTTACGTGATAGCCCCACCAAGCAGCCACCCCTCCGGGGACGCTTACGAGTGGGATCAACTACCAAAGGAATACCCGCCAACCATGCCACCGGACTGGTTAATGGAAGAGTTAGAAAACAAAAATAACGGTCACGGGGACGTGGACCGGTTACTAAAAGGGGTCGGAAAAGGCCACCGGAATAATGCAGCTACGAAGGTGGCGGGTAGATACCTGGCCAAGTTCGACGAAGAGAACTGGGACCTTGCCCTGGACAGTTTGAAAGCATGGAACCAGCGGAACGATCCACCGCTGCCGGAAGATGAACTGGAAAAGACTTTTAAATCTATTGCGAAAAAGGAAAATTCCAAAAGCGAACCGCCGGATAAAGATGAAAAAGATAAAAAGACAATCCACGAAAAATTATTAGAGATCTCCGAAGAGGCCGACCTATTCAGGACGGCCAATAATCGGATGTTTGCCGAAATCACGGAAGACGGCAAGCCCTACGTGTTTGAGATCAAACATAAGGGGGCCAGTGGTGGCAACTTCCGACACTGGCTAATTAGGAACTATAAAAGACGTTACGGTGAAGGTCCGAATTCCACAAGTGTTTCCAGAACCATGGAAGCGGTAAGGGCCGACTGTGATATAGCCGAAGAGCGAAAGGTCTACAAGCGAATTGCCGACCTAGGTGACAGGATACTGCTGGATTTAGCGGGTAAGCAGCGTAAGGCGGTAGAGATTACACCCGAAGGGTATTCTACCGTGGAAATACCGGATATTAACTTCTGGAGACCTGACGGCGCCAGGGAGTTACCAGAGCCACGGGGATCGGTAGAAGACTTGGGACACCTGTGGAATTTATTCAACGTGGAAGCGGAAGACTTTTCTTTATTAGTTGCCTGGCTACTGGCAACCTTCCAGACCGCTGGACCCTATCCCGTGTTGATACCTACCGGGCCAGCGGGATCCGGTAAATCTACCCTGACCAAGTTGATTCGTAATCTACTGGATCCGGCGGGAACGACCGGAAGGGTCACGACCAAATCTATTCAAAACTCCGAGGATCTGTTTAGCGTGGCCAAACACCGCCACCTACTGACCCTGGATAACATAAGCCGACTAAGACAGTGGCAGTCGGACGCTCTGTCCGCAATTGCTACCGGCGGTGGCCTAGAAAAAAGACAACTCTACTCTGACGATAGCCTGTCCACGATTGATACCATGAACCCGATCCTTATGAACGGGATCGACATCTCCGGGATGGGGGACGACTTGCTGGATCGAGCTATATTTCTACACCTGGAAGAGCCTTCCGTAAGGGTGGAAGAGGAAAAGATTTGGGATAAATTCGAGAGACACCACGGCAAAATACTGGGTGGACTGTGTGACGCTCTGACTACAACTCTGGCAAACCGCCACCAAGTTGAGCTAACCAAGGAAGAGATGACCAGGATGGCCGACTTCACTAAGTGGGTAAAAGCAGCTAGACCGGCAATTCAAAAGATTGAGGGGCTAAAAGACGTTGACCCTCTGGCTAATTATCACGATAACAGGTCCGACGCCGGCCGTGACGCCTTACTGGATAGCGAACTGGGGTCAGCTTTAGTGGAATTTCTGGAGTCCATAGAACCGAACGATAACGGGATCCTGTGGGAAGGTAAAACCAGCGAACTGCTAGAAAAACTAGAGAAAGTAGCCGATCAAAAAGCGATTGAAAGTAAAGAGTGGCCGGGAAGTGCAGTCCCTTTAGGGAAGCGATTAAAAAGAATTAAGACCACCCTGGAGAAGGTGGGGATTATTTACGAGAAGGACAGGTCTAATAGGGGCGCAATCAATAAATTTTATCGGGAAGTTCCATTTTAACTAGACCAGCAATGGAGGTTCATATTTATGGGTAAACTAAGAAAATCGACACCAGAAGAGTGGGAAGCACTGGCGAAGAAAGTTGATGGAATTAGAGAGGAAATACTGTCACTGACGGAGTGGTTAGCCGAGTATGGAGGACCTAAGAAAGTTTGGTCTAAGGACTTTAATAAGGTTCTACGCCACTACGATAGATTGAAATCTAATCTCGATGATAGATACCAGCGGGAATATCCCGACCGGCAAGGGGAAGGATTTGGTTCGGATGTTTTTTATTCGAATCATGAAGAGAAATAGTGTAGGTAGTGTAGGTAGAATGTGGGCTTGTCTTGTGTAGGTAGACCCAAAAATCGTGTAGGTAGATCGGAAATCGTGTAGGTAGATCGGAAATCGTGTAGGTAGCGTGTAGGTAGATTACAGTGAAAAAAGCTAATCAGGGACTAAAAAAGGTCAAAATCGTGTAAGTAGTGTAGGTAATGTAACTACCCTTATACCCCCCCACTGGGATTACCGGAAAAAAAGGAGCAAATTGGGAGGGAAGGGGGCAAGTGTAGAAGGGTAGACTTTCTAGTTACACTACCTACACAGACAGGGGAGGACTAAAAAGAAATGAGTGGAGAAAATGGACATTTGGTAATTAAACCCTTGTGTGAGAGCGGAAAACCCAGTTGTCCAGGGCGGATTCGGCGGTCAGGTTGCCAACAGGGTGAAGATATAGTGAAAAGTAACGCCATGAAACACAGTTGCAGACTGGATTATAAAGATTTCGCTATTAGTAGCCTTAAAAGCCAAATAAGAGCGTTGGGAGACCTCCGGGGTTTGGTAGGCAAAAGGATTTACTTGGGAACTCTGGACCGCTCAGTAACCACCACTAAAGCCTTGGTGGGTTATGTGTGAGTGGAAGAGGTTGGAAAAAAGAAGTTGGGACCGGATTTTTAACAAAAGAAACATTTTGTTAAAAATATGCGGTAAGCCCCGATATACGGGTATAACAGATATGGGAAGGTTAGCGGTAAATTGACGTGAAAAACCGCTATTCTGAGAGCCTCTGAGAGCCGATATAAGCGGGTTTGATTTGGGGGTTAGGGTATAAGCAAGGGTGTTAAAAATGAAGCGAATAACGCGGAAAATCGTCTGTAACGTAGTATGCAAGGGGAACACAGAACATTTCCTCTTAGCCTTATTACTGAGTGATATATAGCGGTATATAGACTAACAAAATCTACTAATTTTTGAGGTGTCCAATATGGCAGAAACGAGATTTACAGAACAAGATCACAGAAGAGCTTTTGAATTATGGCGCCAGGGCAAAAGTTTAAGGCAAATATCGGAGTCGGATCCCCACTTGCCAGGGAAGACCATGCTGGGGAAGTGGAAAAAGGAAGACTTTGATTGTGCCTATGATTGCGAATGGCACGGGTGGGAAAAGCTACACAATGAGATAGTTTCCGAAGCCCTGGAAGAGTTTGAAGAGGATATGCCGGATTTGGTTGAACGAGAGAAGAAAAGGCTACAGTTTCTTTACTCACTTGAGCGGGAGATAACCGAAATAATGGAAGCGGGGGAGTTAGATAGACCCCGAACCATGAAGGACGCCGTTGATTTACTCGAATCAATCTACAATCAACAGCGCCTTATAAAGGGAGAGTCCACCGAAATAACCGAAATGCGGGGAGCTGACCACAAGGAACTAAACTTGCAAAAAGTTATGAATCAGCTAAACGTCGGGGAGGACGTATCCGAAGAGCAGCTAATCGACGCCATGGAGGATCAGATAACAGATGGATAAATCGGACGTTGAGCGGGCGATAGCGGAAAAGTCAATTTTAATTTGGGCTTACAAATACCGGAAAATCAGGACCGGTGGAAGCTGGGAAAATTACACGATCAAGGATTACCCTTACCTGAAGGGTGTTTTTCATGCAATTCAAAGCCCTGAAGTTGACCGGACAGTGGTCCAAAAGGGGACTCAGTTGGGCGTAACCGAAGCTGCAATAAGCGCCATGCTTTACTTCCTTGATACGAAGGGCGAAAACGTCTTATATATGCTGCCAAAACAATCCGGTCAATTGGGGGACTTTGCCCACTCCCGATTAGACAAGGTGATCGAGAAAAGCCCTTACCTGGACCAGCTTTTTAACGACGTTTCCAACGTGGGTTTAAAAGTATCTCAAAAAGGGTCAATCTACCTCCGGGGATCGGGATCCGCTGCTCAACTCGAAGAGTTTCCCGCCGGTTTTGTAATCAGGGACGAAATAACCAGGATGGATCAAAGCGTGGCTAATTTGGCCTATAAGCGGTTAGGATCCTCCCGGCACGGGTGGAAGCTGGACCTTTCCCACCCGACCTTTGAAGGGGATTTGATTAGTTCGAGTTTTGCCGAAAGTTCCCGCCACCGGTGGGTTTATAGGTGTCCTAATTGCGGTGAAGTGCAACCGGTTGATTTTTTCGATAACTACTACAACCGTGGTAATGAGCTGGGTTGTCGGGCTTGCGGTGAGAGTTGGGCTAAAACTGACGTGGTGGAAGAGGGCTTTTGGCAAGCTCAAGGGGATCCAGAAAACCCACTAAGGGGTTTCCACCTGTCCCGGATCCTTTCACCGGTGGAAAGTCTGGAAAATATG